CCATGTATCAGAAGTAACTACATCGGTAGAGGTTAGTGAAAATCTATTTGCAATAGTACCAGGATAGAAGATAGATGTTCCAGTCGCAACGACATTAAAACATTCTCGCTCAACTGTTTCACCACTCTGAAACCCTAATAGTTGTAGAGCCTTTTGTAGAGGCTTGTGTTTAATTGTTAATTCAGCAACGTCAGTAATTGTAACGTATGCTCCCCACTGTTCCGCAGTTGCAGTAACAGTTGAAATACTCATTGTAGTAGAGCTACCCTCATTACCTTCACTAATTACACTGAAAGGTAATGGTAAACGCTCATATCGAGTATATTGGAATGTCTTGGATGATTGAGAAGGCAATACTGCCTTATCACCCATTTCATAGAACCTTAGAATCTTATAAGCAATCCTAAGAGTTTTTTCTGCAATGTACTGGATAGCGTCTGATCCAGACTGTACGGTATAATTACCGAGAACAGTGGATGTGGTATCTGCTCCACCAGCCATCTTAGGTTGTAACCAAGAAGATAGCTTATTGGATAACCACTTGAACATTAAAAATCACTCTCCTTAAAATTTTACATCAACCATGCTTTCATCTAGTTCTTTGTCATTCATGTCTCGCATGGGCTTCTTTATTTTATCCTTAGAAGAACTGACATTGTTATTGGTCTTTTCTTTGCTTATTCTGACATCAGACTTTTTAACAATGAGTTTTCCAGTGGAAGTTTTCTTAATCAACCCCCTAGTAACAGCAATTTCAAATGCCTGTTCCCTAGTTAAATATGCCCCTGAATTAGAATATTCTTTACGAATAGTATCTATCTCCCTGGTATATTTTTTAATTTGAGGGTTAGCAACAGAAGCCTTTACTTCATCAAGTCTGTCAATAACAGCCCCTAAGATTTCCTCATTGGCTGCATTTTGCTTGCCAGATAATTGTCTGTAATATTGTTCTACAGCTTTTCTTGTATTAGCATCGACATCTTCGGGCCACTCAAATTCCTTATCCTTTGGTGTCAATCCTCTATTTTGAGTAACTAATTGAGATAGAGTATCAGTCAAACCTCTAAGTGTATTCTTTTCATCAACAACTTCCTTGAATCGAGAATAAGGCACTTTTTCTTCATGCTCTGATTCTTCTTCCTCAACGACTTCTTCTTCTTTAACTTCCTCTGTATCTTCTTTCTGTTCATCAGTATCTTTAACGTCAACCTGATCTGACGCTTCTTGATCAGCCATTATATCCTCCTATTTTACGCTTAGCCAGCGATTTTGGCATTTGTTTTTTCCTGTATTTTCAAAAGTGTCTTTAAGAAATTCTCAGGAAAATTTATTAATTCATCTGTCTGTTTATATATTGTATTAAACTTTGCTAGTGTAATACAATCATCCAAGTTATTTATTGTTTTTCCCTTCAGATTTTGTTCCATACTCCATTTGGTTCTAACCATGCAGCCCTGAAAAAATCTCCAAAACTCGGATTTCATTCCGTCCAAAAACACTTGTTTTATGTGTTCTGGATTCTCTTTACATAGTTTATCAAATTCCTCAGCATCCTTTAAACACTTTGTTAATTTCTCATAATCTGCACTAAGATTTTGAAAGTCCATCTATCATCTCCTTAAATTGCTCTACCTTTTAATCGTTTTTCAAGTCGTTGTAATCTTTCTTCTCTTTCTCCTTCTATTTCTTTTTCAAATTCTTTGGGGTATGGAGCAACCCTGGCTTTCCTTTTTCTTGCTCTAGGTAATAAAAGTGGTTCCCCTCTTGGATATTTTGGTGTCCCAGGAACAGTGGGCATTGCTCTTTTTGCCATTAATATTCTCCTTAATTTGGTCAGGGAGATTGGATTCGCACCAATGTCCTCTCGGTTCCAAGCCGAGTAGTCTACTACTGACTTACCCCCTGCTCTTAATTTGTTTTTTACTTGTATAAATAGGTTTCTTACTTTCAGAATCCTTCCACGTTTTACCCATTAAAATTTCTTCCCTCTTAATCGTTTTTCTGCTGGTGATGGAGAAACTTTCTCTCCTGCTTCCCTAGCTTCGCTGAGAGCAATCGCCACAGCCTGTTTCCTACTCTTTACTTTTGCACCTTTCCCTGGGCCTTTCTTACCTCTATGCAACGTGCCTCTTTTATACTCTCCCATTACTTTTTCTACTTTTCCAGCCATTAAAATTTTACTCCTTCCATCTTTTCCTCTATAAAGTTTTCTTTTAATGCTTGGTGTGCATCTTTAATATACATCATTAGCTTATTTTGAGATTCTACATCAGCAGTTTTTGGATAATCCATGTGAACTTGATGTAATTTTATAGCCTTTTCTAACAACTCTATGGCTTTATAATCCATTTCCATTAAAATGACTTCCCTTCCAATTGTGCTTCCATTTGTTCTAATCGAGTTTTACGTTTATGCAATGCTTCTACTGCTTTTCTTGCCATACCTTTACCGAGCATTTTGGGTGAGGGTTTTTTCATCCTCTTTTTCATTTCTTCTTTGTGTTCTGGTGTTCCATGTTTCATTCTTCTCTACCCCCTAAAATTTCCTATTGGTTGATTTCCTTCCATCATTCTTTCGCCTTCCACTTCCTGTCCTGGCTCTGCTGGTGGTTCTGGTGGTGGAGCAGCAGCTTGTTGCTGCATTAATTTCTGCATATTTTCAAAATCTTTCTGATGCTTCTCCATGTGCATTCTGGCTATTTCCACAATTTCAGGCATGTCTGATTGTAGTAATGGTTGGTGTGCTTGCATGTGTCCTTGGTGGTCATCCCCCATGCTAGTTGGAAGTGGCTTGCCCAATGCCATAATCATATTTTCAATCTCAGGAGGTAATGCTCTTTCATCCTGCATACTGATGAATAGTTTATCTTCACCATCCATAGCAAGCCCATCTGACCAGTATTCTTTCAATAGCCATTCAATATTAGGTAATTTCTGTTGCTGCATCATTAATTGTACCCAAGGAGCCATTGTGTTTAAGAATTGTGCTATTTGTTGTGATTTAATATGTATGTTGGTAGTCTGATTAGCCCCTCTCCAATAAAAATTATAATCTCCTACGAGATTCTCAGGGTCGATTGTTCTCCAATATTTAGCACCCTTTCTACCAGTTACCCTCACAATCTCTGCTTTATTCAAGAATTGTTGTACTCTGCTATAAGCCTTCTTTAACCAAGGAGACATTATAGTATCTTCTAAATTCTCAACGATCTGCTGTACTGGAAGTGAATATTCTTGCTGAAGTGCTTGTATATGCAACGCAGCCTTTCTTCCCGTCATTGGTATATTCTGTAAACCAGGATATTCTTCGATCAATCCCTTAACTTGTGCCATGATGCTAAATCCGATAGAAGCCACTTCTGGTGGTCTGATGATATCAGCAGCAGAAGGGTCGGTTAATGCCCACATAGCCCCAGGTGCGAATGCGATAGAAGCTATATTTACTACTCTGCCTGGGTCATACTTGACAATAGGGTTAAGAGAATAATAATTACTATCAAATGTCTGATTAGCTGTATCATTAAAATAATATTGTAATGAAGCCAAAGGCTCATACATACCAGAAGAATAAATTTCATTCATTAACTCATTAATGCGACCAAGTAGAAATGGCTTCTCATTATCAAAATACTGACACTTCCTTAATTCAATACAAATCTTCCCACCGATAGTCGTGATTATCGTTTCTTGCTCGTCTGGATCATCTTCTGTTCCCCAGTTATAAAGACCTTGATATTTAATAAGTGTTGCTCTAAAGAAGGTTTTTTGTGAATCTTCCTGATCGGTCAATCCGTCTTTGGCTAATCTATATTCCTTTGACCAATTCCACTGGTCTGATACATCTCCCAGAGATATTTCTGGTATATTGACATTAACATATATCCCTTTTTTCATTTGTGATACTAGATGATTTCGAGTCTGTTTACTTAAAGTGATTACCCCAACCACTTCATCTATATCATTAGCTGTGTGTGGCCATAAATATGTAGCGAAATTATCTTGTACATCAAATGTTGGATTGCGTTTCTTTACAATTTTCTTTTCAGCTTCCTCAATAACTGTCTCCATCTCACCAGTTTCTTCATAATAAGTATTTCCAGTGATGGGATCAGTTTGTTTTATTCTTACTGGCGTTTGCCTCTTTCTTAATCCTATAATTTTCTTAACTTCTTCTTCCCATCCGCATTCAATCACTGCCCATCCGTACATGACAAGCTGTCTAAGAAATCTATCAACTTTTTGCTTTAGCTTAACTCTTTTTTCTACCTGCCATTTCATGTAATCATAAATAGCATCAGATTCATCATCCATATCATTGTCGGTTGGTTCTACATCAAAAACATCATCGGTGGGAAACAATGCTCTTTTAATTCTTGAAACAAACTGCTCACACGCTTTTCTCAAAATAGGAACGTAAACTTGTGCTTCACCATTATAATATCTGACATCAAATGTACAGCGATAAATATTGTAATACTCTAAATACTTCGCATTCAATAGCCCTCTACGCATCTGCAATTCTGTAGAAACTTTGTCAAGAAAAGATAACGCCTCGGCAGCTTTCTCTGTATCTTCTGCGTAATTTTTATTGTCGATCAGAAATTCTTGACTAGATTCTTCTTCTAAAATTTCTTCTGGCATTACATTCCCCTTCTCGCATTCATCCTTAACAATGCAGAATTATAAGAATTAGATTGTCTGGCATTAAGTTTTGTTTCAGTATTCATTTTGTCTCCCTTATTGGTATAAATATTTTGGATTTTATACCTTCGGCAATCTTGAAGATGTTTGTAATAATCTTTTTCATTATTTTCCTTCTCATCTTCATCTCTTAAATCGCCTGTTGGAGTTTTACCATCTCTAGCATAAATATATCCTGACAAAAATCCATCAATACTATTCACACACGATGGGTGAATTTGATATCCAGGTCTAGGCCCAATCCACATAACCATTTTCTTCCTGATTATTTCATGTCCATCTTCAATATCAAGATTAGGACGACAAATAGGATGCTGTTTAATAAAATCTCTCAATATTTCGATAGATGTTCTTCTGTTTTTATCTGATTTTTGCATTCCAGCATAATCACAATAATCTATAAACGTAGCGTCAGGATATCTTATATTACTTTCTGCAATAATTTTTGGAGCAAAATTCTCTAAAATCTCATCTTGCCCTAATATTTCGTACAAATCATTCCATCTATCTTGATCATCTATCTGGCTCCAAGAACATGCAGGACGATGAAATCCAAAATCCCAACCTCTTAATACTACTTTCTCCTTCTGGTATATCAAACCAGAATTAATATGACGAAGTTCACTGAATGGTTCAAATATCCTTCTTCTACCTTCTCCTAATTCAATCATTTCCTGCTCACGATTCCATGCTTCTTCTGTATATCCCTTCCTGGCTTCTCTTTTCCAAATATCATCTTTGTCTGGTCGTCTNCTNTAATGAAGTTTTACTAATTTNCCCTTTGGTTGTTGAAACACTGGATTCTGCATCCAATTCTTTTTAAAATTGGCTCTGCCTTTGGGCCAAGTTGTTACAGCTATAAATTGTCCTCCCCCATCAACTGCTGGCTTAGAAGCACTAAATGTATCTTGAAGCTGTTCCTGAAACCCAAATTCGTCAGAAAATATCACCGAGAAAGTGTATGATCTAAGCTGGTCAGGCCCTTGTGGGATGCCATACCCATCCGAATACATCTCTGGAACCTTGATTCTGGAATAACTAAACTCTGCTAGAGGCTTCCACTTAGGAAGATGATCATATATCACCTTCGCCCTTTGTACAAGAGCATCAGCATCATCACCCTTCTTTGATTGAAAGGCTACCTTCTTACCTTTATGAAAGAGAATAGTCCAAAGTAAATAAGATACCAACTCCCAAGTTGCCATCATCTGCCTTGATTTAAGAACGAACAGCCACCGATATTGAAGGAGGTCATTATCCAATTCATCCAAGTAAGCCCATGCTGGAAATTTCTTAATAGCATTTCCAGTTGTATCATGTTCATCAAGAGTGTAAA